CTTCGGGATAACGCTTACCGCTCATGGACACCTCTCTTTAAGCCATCTTAAATGACTCTGAGGTGTCTGTTAAACCCGTGGCGATTCAGTTCTATAAATATCCTCCGCACTGCTGGTTGGACCGCAATGATAAGTTGCCCTTTGCTGCTCAACTAAATGCCTTTGCAATAATGCTGTCTTACCTTGCTTGGAGGAGCCATAAATAACGATTTGCTTAGTTGTTGCGAGAGCATCAGCTAGTGCCTGATCAACTGCATCACGCTCAATGTAGCTAGCCACAGGGTCTTTTGAGACACCAAAAACATTATTTAAATGCATAAAAACCTCCCTCATATGGTGTCAAAACCATACCATGTACTAATAGATTTATCAGATTTAACTATATTGTATTTATTATAATGTTTGTAGCTTTACCATTCATTATTCGCCTCGCCTTCCTCGCCAGGTAGTCATCAGCCACAGAATCATACTCTTCCCGCGTGAATCCCTTCTGGTCAGGGTATTTGGCTGCAAGCATGTGCTGAAACTCGGTCATCGTTAATTGCTCGGCTTCTGAGCGCGTCATGCTGAAATGGTTTCGGGCCGCACTGACGTAGTCAAAGGCATTAAACTCTGTTGTTGCTTTGCCGCTTTCATGGCGCTGTAACTGGCGAACCTTTGCCTTACCGATGATGCCATGTGTTATAAGGGACTGAGCGATTAGGAGCAGCTCAAAGTCACACATCATCCCCATGCGTCGCTTAAATGGCCTGCCTTTGGCTCTGGCTCTGGCCGGACGTATCTCACCGATAAGATCAGACAAGTCATCCTCGCAGCAGGCCTGCATCACAGTCATGGCAGCCATAAGCGCCCACTTGCCATAACTGCAACTGCGGATGTGCTCGATTAACCAGGCCGGAACGTGTCCATATGCGTCAGTTGCTCGCTCTATTAGTGGTGTCAGCTCATCGTTGTGCAGGTCTGCAAAGGTCTGAACAATCTCCTGGGGCTCACCGATTCGACTCATCGCAGCGAATGACGGGCGGAAGAAATACTCATCCTCACCGACCGTGATGAGGCACTCACCAATCTCTTTATACGGCGTCATGTGGTCTCCATAAACATTATCAAGGGCTGAAGACAGCCCTTTGGAATGGTTACGAAGCAGTAACCGTTACAGTTGTGGTACCTGTGAAATTACCGTCGTTCGACTTGAAGGTGATCGTCGCTGTGCCGGCGGCCACACCAGTTACCAGGCCGGTGCTACTGACGGTTGCTTTCGTTGCATCTGAGGTTGTCCATGTGCCGGACTTGTCAGTTGCATCAGCCGGTAACACCGTGCCATTCAGCTGGCGAGTTGCCCCTACTACGACGGAGGTAGTCGCTGGAGTTACGGTAACGCCTGTAGCAGGAACGCTGTCATCTGTATCGACCACCTGGATGGTATCGGCTGCCGCCACCTTAAACTCTGTGGAGAACGTGATGATGTCGTTAGTGCCGCCGTCAGAGCTCAATGCGTTGATCAGCATGTAGCCCATGAAAGTGACCGGACCGAATTCCATGCGAACCCACAGAGTAGGCTGGCGTGCCGCCTGAATTTCAGTGTTGAAGTACTTAATCAGGCGACCAACGCCATACTGGTCGAGCTTATCGTTACGGCGCACCTCACCCTCAAATGAGATAGTGAAGTCAGCGTTGGTAACGATGTTCTCTACGTAGCCTTTAGTGTCATCGGCATCTGACGTCACGCTGTTAGGCGAGAAGTCGAAGCCTTTACTGGTACCTGCAGCCAGAGCCTTCCACTCTGACTCCTGCGGTACTGCATCGGCGCAACCATCAGCTACTTCGAGCACAATGGCGCGGCCAAACAACTTTGTGTTGTCCGTTGGGCAATTTGCTGCCATGGGTAATTCCTCTTTTGATTAACTTTCGCCGTAAGAACAGGCAAATTGCAGGCGCCAGACCATACGCCCCTCTGCCGTGGGGATTGGTGATGGTATGCCGCCCATATTGGTGATTTGGCCGACGCAGGGGTCGCTGATGGGGTTTTGCTGCACGTAGTCGATGATGGCCTGCACGTCAGACTCTGACTTTGCGTAATCTCCTGCAGACTTGCCGGTGATCAGGTCAACAAGCACGTAATGGTCTGAGCCGATATCTCTGTCTACCGGAGTGCTACCATTCGGCCGGAACACGATGAATCGCTGCTTCAGGTCGCCTGTATCAGTCCAGATGAGTGACTGAACCGAGTATCCCGACGTCAGGCCTGCACCGATAAGAAGATTTTTAACGCGCTGATGCATCGGAGGATTCACAAGCTCATCTCCTTTTTAATGGTGCGGTCGATGAGGTCGCGGGTATCCTCGAAGCCCTTGGTCAAAAACTCCTTCTGGGCTGTCGCCCGGCGGAATGTCTGCGGCACATTCGGATCATGAACATAAACCGCATAATTCGCTGTGTAGCCAACCCGGCCTACTACGCGCGTCCCGTTAATGCTCACCTCCCGGAACTGGCTGTTGATGAGCGTAGATGTGTCTATAGGCGTGTACAGCGCTGCCTGTGATGAACCGATGATTAATGCGCTCTGAATGGCTCTGACAGCCTTCCTGCCCTGAATGTCGCCAATCAGTGCGTTTAGGTTCTGCTGAGCCTGCCGTATGCCACGGACTTTCACTCCCATATCAGCCCCCGGTCAGAATTGCATAATCATCAGTCAGACGCTCAAAGGTGTCCGCATAGCGAATAGCCTGCATAACCTCATCAGCGCCCGCGGCGATCGGGTCTGGATTGCTCGAAGCACCAATCAGGATGTAGTCACCGGTATCTGCCAGTGCGTACTCGGTCCATATGGTGTTCTTTACCACCTTCTCGCCGCCTATCGCCCCTAGCCGCTTGCTCAGCCCACCCTGATAGTCGCAGGAAATCACCAGTGGTTCAGACCAGCCAAGAGAGTCGCCGTACTCATCCAGCCCCAGAGGCTTCCAGATGGTCGCCTGAGCCGTGTATGACCAACTGGCTAAAGATGACATGTCACTCCCTCCAGCTGATTACAGTGGGCTTTTCAGTAGCGATGCGAGGGCAGTTAATCCGCCACTCGCCAGCCTCGCTAACGTATCCGGTAGCCTGAGCGCCGGTATCTGTTTTAATCCACACCCGACTGAAGGCCTTGGGTAGCCTTTCCGATACAGGAATCCACATCAGCAGCCCCCAACCACGTCAAAGAACCCAACGCTGCTGCCTACATCAATCGGCAATGATGACGTACAGCCAGACGTATCCAGCGCGGCGAGAGTGTTGCGCATAGTCTTCACATCACCGCTGTAATCGAATGACCGGGACGCCCCTGAAGGCGCTGACTGTGATTTGATGCGCTGGCTGTATGCGGTGATTGCCATCAACGTCACGGCGTACACCTGAATCAGCATCAGATCGCATTCATCGTAGCCAGCCGCCTCCAGGCACATGCTGATATTGCCTAACTTGCACAGGTAGGCATCAATCATGAAGTCAGGGACGGAGTAACCCAGCGCAGATAATTGCTGTTTAACCTGCGCCGCCGTTATCTGCACTGCCATGGTTACTTATCCTTTTTGATGGCGGCCGCCAGCGCTGCCTCGGCTTCGTCAGCTCGCTTAGTTTCTGCTTCCAGAGCAGCTACGTGCTCTTTCTCTTTGCTCTCAGCGGCGTCCTGCAGTTGTTTGACCTGTTCCAGCGCGTCATCAAGTTTCGATTGCAGCACCGATGTATCAGTGCTTACAGGTGCAGACGGTGTAGCCACTTCGAAGGTCAGCTTCTCGCCTTTCTTCTCGCTGGTTTTCTCTGCTTTACCCTGTGAGAGCCACTTTTCAGCGACCGAATCCTCTACGTCATAAACCTGACCGGCTTCCAGTTTCTGGAAACCGGCACCGGCAAAGAGGTTTGAAACCAATACCTTTACGAGTGCCATGTTTTTTCCTTAGCTCGAAGCGTGAATGACGGAGTACTTGTTGTTGATGTCCTGCTTAACCATCAGGCCCATTGCACCCCAGGTGCGCCAGATATAATCGCTGTTGTAGAACGGGCGCGGGTCGGCGACGGTGCCGATAGCCTGTCCGACGATCGGAGCAATGACACCTGCAGTCAGTGGCACAATCAGGATTTCGTTACCTGACAGCTGCGCATCTTCTTTAATGGCCGCGATGCCCGACAGCTTCAGAATCTCTTCCATCACGGTGCGGGTTGCGTTCACGTCGAAGTAACGCTCAAGGTTCGACATGATCTCTGCCGACACGTACCACGTTTGCGGTGCGTACTGGCTGTTGGTCACGCGGACCACATCACGCAGGGCGATCCCATTGGTGCGCAGCGCTACCGGATCGGTGCTGGTTGCGAAGTTGAAGGTCAGAGTCACCTGAGCAACGCGCTCGTCAGCCTTCAGGCCTTTCCAGGTCAGGCCGTCAAACTTAACGTAGTTGCCTTCTGGATCGCGGAAGCCGTTGAACATGTAGTCAACGTACTGACGCTGCACGTCTTCAACAGAGCCGCTTTGCGCATCAGCCTGAGACTGGAGCGCTGACGGGCTGTTGAAGATTGGGTCGCGCCAGGTGAACTTGAAGCCTGAGTCATGCACCGGAACCATGGTGCCGTCAAAGGTGTAGCTCTTCGCATCCAGCGCCGCGCCAATCTGACCGGACATAGATGTGTGCGCCCAGCCACGGCCACCGGTACGTGCGTAATCGTAGCGAGACTGCTCAATGCGCACTGAGCGAGACAGCGGCATAAGGTCATTCAGCAGGGTGAACTGAGTGGTTGGCTCGAACTGAGCCAGAACGGTGGTATCGAAAGCGCGATACAGGCGGCGGATATCGTCAACAGCATTGACGGCATCCAGACGGCCGGCATCTTCACGAATGCCACGCACGCGACCGAGGAAATCGGCAGCAGCCTGAGCGCCCGCATTACGCGCCATTTGCAGTTCGGCAAACTGAGACTGGTTAACCTCGAGGTTTCCAGTGCGTTCGCCCAGGGAACGGGAAAATACAAACATTCAGGTGCTCCTTACTTGATCACAACGCGCAGCAGGTCACCTGCAGCAGCGGTATAGGCTTTGTCTTCTTCTACAAAGCAGCGAATGGACTCGTCAGCGGCTTGCGCTTTAACCTGCCCATTAGCGACTGAAAGCGGCTGACCTTTTTTGTAGGTGCCGGCCGCAGCGCGTACGTTCAGGAACATGCCCTGCATTGGCTGAATACCCACGACCAGCTCGCCAGCCGGAATGCTGTCATCAACAGTCAGGCAGCGCAGATAGTCGTAGTTGGCGACATAAAGAATCGCTTCTTCATTACCATCAACCGACGCAGTGAATTTGCCCGCATCAAAGAAACCGATAGTGCCAGGCTTGGTGGCTGCTGCCGCGGCACCTTCACGATTCAGGAGAGGGTTAGGGAATACACCGCCCGCGTGAATTACATGCTTTCCATCTTTAGCCATCATTTACTCCGGCATTTCGCTGAGGGTTTTATCTGAGTTGACCTAACGGAAAGAACCGTTGAGGCCGGTAGTGGTCTGGCACTGTGCGTACAGGCCATCCAGCGCTGCACCATCGAGAGCGTTGACGGCCAGATCGTCCAGGCCAAACTTCGCTTTCACGGCATTGCGCTTTTCGCCCTTTTCTTTGTCAGCGTTCGCGTTGATCTGGGTGTTTATTGCCGACACCTGCTCACTCAGTAGCTTGGCCCAGCCAGGCATCTCTTCAGAGTTGGTCGCTTTCTCTTTGGCCTTCTTATCGTCAGCCTCTTTCTTCTCCCGGGCGGCTTTCTCTTCCGAAGTTTCTGTTTTTTCAGCGGCCTTTTCGGCTGCCATCTGGTTATATGCGTCCATCAGCTCCGCATCGGTTTTGCCATCAGTCGGCTTACCAGCAGCTTTAAGCGCGTTTACGATCAGGTCTTTCATCGGATTGTTTTCTCCGTTGGTTTTAATTTCGTACTCAGTAGGTTTGCGCACGACTTCTTGTGGTTCGCCGACGAATTGGGCTACGCCGTCATCATCGATGAGGTACTTCTGTTTGAAATAGCGGGTGTCATCCCGGTAGATGAATGTGTCTGGCCACACCGTTTCAGGCCATAGCCAGTTATCATCTGTACGGCCTTCGCGAAGCTTGTCGCTTAGGGCTCGCTGGATGTCGTCGAATGAGAAGTTTGAAGCGTTTGTGAAGTAGAAACGGGTCTTGTTGACCAGCCCTTCCTGAGTGCAGTTGGATGCAGACGCCAGGTCTACTGTTTCGGTTTCGACTTCTTCAGTGGAGTTATCCGCATTAACGAAGATGCCAACACCATCATCAGGGGTCGCTGCACCGGGCTCATCAAGAAGGATGGCCACATGGTCAAACCGCATGTTGCGCGCCACCCATGAGTAGCTCTTCCCCTTTGACTTGCCTTTGTTTTGCTCCCGGCTTAACAGCAGGCCGGTAGAGACATGGATTGGCTCAGCGGATGAGTTGGCCTGCATTTCATCAATGCGTGCCAGGACGCGCTTGCCGTTTTCAGTGGCAGAGGCGTAGCGCTTGTTAATCTTCATATCCATGACGACACGATCGCCATCTTTGCGGACATTCTCAGCCCATGCCCCGACGTGGAATTTGTTCACCGCGCGAGGGTTGCTGGCGCTGACATACTCATTCCCGATCTTCGGGTGCTGCAATGGCATTGGGTTTCCCTCAATGCTCATATAGCTTTTGTTAATTTCCGCCGCCGGGTAAAAGCCGCCATTCATGACAACGTCATCCACGACAGGCACAACGCCACGAATGACGATATGCTCGTCACCGTCGATGGTTTCGGTTGAGATGTTTGCAGCATTGATGGCGAGGGATTTAACGTGGATGCTGGATAGCTTCACGTTGCGTCCTCATGGGTAGATTTCAGGCATTAAAAAAGGCCGCCGTGGCGACCTCTGTTAAACGTGGTATTTTATTTAAATTTAAGCTCTTTCTCGGCATCTTTAACTACAGCATCTATGAGACCTTTAACTATTTTCGACATGTCGCCATAAGCCAAAAAATCAGGAAATCCTTCTTCATAAACGCTGTATTCTGTATCTTCATCTTCTTTAAAAAAATCTTTTAACAGTTCACGAGTGCATCGGCTCAATGAGATTGGCGCCAGTGCATGAAAACGACGAAGTTGTGCTTTTAATTCATGATAACGAGTCCAATCAACCTCACCTGGTGGCTCAGGTTCAAGATGATTATTCGCTTCATACTTTCTCTGATATAAGTCAGCCGCAAAACTGTAAATAGCCTTTATTTCGAATAAGCTATCTAGAAGCTGATTGTAAGCAGCATGTTTTTTCTCCCACCATTTCTCATAGTAAAAACGGTGCAAAGCCCAATAAGCTGTAATACCAGCGGCTACTGCGCCGGTCCCAATAGGCACAACAAGAGATAGAAAAAATGAACCAACCTCTGCCGGAGTCACGCTCATGTAATGGTCGCCGAATATGAAAAAGTGAGCGATTTATATCATCTAACCTACTTCTTTTGCCACGTGACTCGCTCTTTATCCAATTTTTCCACCAGCCCGCGATTAACTACCTTGCCACTATCATCGAGGATGACCGGTATCTGGCTGCAGTAGCAGTGATATCGGTTGCCATTCTCGGCGTAGAATGCTTCAACCTCTTCGGTGGTGTAGGTCTTACCATGCCTTGCTGCGTGCCACGATCGCGTTGTAGGCTTGAGCGCCGATAACCAGAGCACTGCAGTGTTCAGGCCTAACCTCTCACGTGCCCAGTCAGTTTCCTGCCATTGTGCCTTGCGTAGCGCTCCGACCTGCTCTGTCTGCGCCATGTTCTTAGCTCGAGCCATTGAGACGTCGAGCCGCTTACTGATGATGCGAGCAGTTTCTTTTGGGTTGATGCCACGACCTATCGAATCGGCTATGACATTAGCCAGGTCACCACGCGCACGATCGGACTCAAGCAGCCAGTCGCTATACGTCGAAACGTACGCTGCTGCCACCTGATTCTGATATGCAGCCGAACTGAGCAGCTGCTGCAATGTTGTCTGCTGCTCGTAGATGGGCGACTGAACAGACAGATTGGTGAAGGCCTGATGAGTACCGCGCTCATACTCTGCAGTGACGTACTGCAACGCCCACAGTTTGTTGCTGCCGCCTTCAAGCAGATAGTCATCAAGGATGAGCTGAACACGCTGCAGCAGGTCAGCCAGTTGTGGCGCTGACATGTCGTAGATGTACGTGCCGGAATTCACCTGATAAATCACGTTGCCATGCACCGCATAGCTCTGCGTGTTGCTTGCCCTCTCCTGCCCGGTCAGGCGCTCATCGAATAGCCTCTTCAGCGCTACCTTTATCTGGTAATAGCGATTCTCGATGTCGCGAAACATACTGTTAACGGGCCGTGAGGATTGCGTAGGGTCTGCTTTATTGCGCGGTACGATTGGCGTCCCGATTCGGGTTAGCGCTGTCTTCTTCATCTGTCAGCGGTTCCTTATCGGTTAGCTTTTTGTTGGGATCAGGAGTAGTTGGCGCTTTGCGCGGTTCAAGTTCGCCCACGGTTCGCACCTCGTTCTCATCAACTGCTGGCGTGCCAAACGCCTGCTGCGTGTCTTTCGCAACAGTCGCCATTGCCTGCATGTTGGCGATCTTCTCTTTCTCGCTTGGTGCTAGCAGGTCAGACCATGCCAGAGTGACTTCACCTGACGTCGGCGGTTCAATCACTCCAGTCTTCCAGCAGCGCTCAATAAATTTGGTTACTACAGCCGTTTGATGACCCCAGCGGCGACCATTGCAGCGTTTAGCCCAATCGGTCTTGTCTTCATCGGAGGCTAGCCGACCGGTTTGCTGACCAAACTGAATGGTGAAAGGGCATTGAATTGATGATGTGAACTCATTGGCTGTTACTGTCCAGCTTGGTGCGGGGTCGGCAGCAGCAACTGACAGCACCGATGTGGTACCCGACTGAGTGACTAGCGCCGAATCAGTACCGCGATTCAGCTTCATCATCTTGTCGTTCATTGCTTCGCCGAGGTTTTCGTAACCGGCTTCTTTCGCCATCTTGGCGATTGTTGCCATGTCCGTCTGCGCGTCGAAGCTGATACCCAACTGACGGCTGGCGTTCTTCAGAAAACCTTCTGCGCTACCACCGGAAATTTTTTCGAGGTCCAGCAGCTTGTTGTAGCCAGCGCGGAGGAACGGCACGCCAGAAAGCATGTTTTCATCTTCCGAGCCTTCGCACAGGATGATGACGCGGTCAGGATGGACGGTAACGCTGCGCACTGGCCCGTAAGTACCATCATCGCCAACTGGCTGCTCGTTGAACTGGTAGTTAACTGGTTCGCCGTAGGTTTCCGACATGGTGTCTGTGTCGAAGTTGCCAGGCTTAATCTGTGATTCCCACGCAGGGATGAGTTTGACGATCGCCTTATCGCGCAGCCGGGAAACAACGGAGGTGTCCACTGGCTCTTTCCATTCGCGCCCATCTTTAAACTGGATGAGTAGCGCTGAATATCTCCCTACCAGATTACGGCGGTCAGCATCTTTGATTTTCGCCCAGTGCTTGCTCAGCAACTTGGTTGCTGTCCTCTCCCACAGAGTGGTTTCAGTTGATTCTTTGTTCTCGTCACCGTCGATAATCGTCGGCTTATCCGTCCAGCATGATTCCAGCAGTTTATGCACGGCGGCATACGCCACAGGGTTTCGCTCATAGGCGCGGTAATACTGGTCGAATCCGAGTTCATCGGGATAACCAAACTCCTCGTACAACTTTGTGCGCTTGGTGTTGCCATTTCTGGCTCCATACATCATGCGTTGTCTGCCCACAGCATCAGCGAGGGCGTTCACAAGGAATTGTTCCCCGTTGCTTAGTTCACTCACTGATGAGCTCCTTAGAAGAATATTGCGCCGGTCTGTTTGTGATTCGTTTTAGCCACAGCAAAGTAGCGGAACGCATCAGCGCCGTGCGATGTGAAGTCGTGCAAAGGCTTGTCTTTCCAGCAGCCGCGTTTGTCGTCCCACTCCTTGCGGTAACCCTCAAGATGAGAGATGCCCTGCTCGCATTTGGATGCGTCAAAGGCGCACTTAGGAAGGATTTCGCGCACAGAGTCGATACCGGTATCAACACCAAGCTTTGGTGCGACCTTGAAGCGGATTGAATAAACCTGGCCGTCGATTTCAAATCCTTCTGCCGCTATCTGCTTGCGGCTCTTGCCATCCCCGGCAAACTCCCGGTTGTCGATATCGTGCGGTGCCCAGTGATCGCCATACTCATAGCCTCGGTCTTTCAGCATCTTCATGTAGTGCCGCAGGCCTTCACCACTGTTCTCGTAGTAGTCGATGACATGGAACTCATCACCAACCTCACGAATGAACCAGATGGCGGTGGAGTCACCTACGCCGATATCCCAGAAGGTGTGGACCAGTTGATGAGAGTTATCAGGCAACTCACCAACACGCTTATTCGTGTAGAGCCAGCGGAACTGCTTCGCGTAATAAGCCCCCTCAACCGACTGTTCGAACGCTTCAGCCGGTATAGATGGGTACTCACGCTTCATGTCATCGCCGAGCGTCTTCTCTTTGGCGTAATACCAGGCTTTCTGACGCTCATTGAGAATGACGCCATGCTTCTGCTCGATATCGTTAAAGTAACCGTAGAGACGTTGCGGTAGAGGCTCTACGGGGTCAATTGCATACAGTGGATTCTTCCACCAGGAGAAGAAGAAAAATTTCCAGTCGAGATTGGAAAGCGTCTTACCCTGCAACTGAGATTTCTCGGCTGCCTGGCAATAGTCAAAGAAGTAACTAGCCCGCCCCTCTGCGGTGCTCTCAATAGTGGTGAAGCAATCGCTGGATACCGCTTCAAACGCACCAGTGACAATCTCACGGGCTTTGTCGGGGAACTTTGCGCATATCTTCCCGAACTCGGAAACGTGCAGGAAGCGCAGCGTGCCGCCACGGAATGATGTGCTGACGTATAGTGACCCGCCCTTTCTGAATACCAGCTCCCCCGCCGAATCATTGCTTGCCGGGTTGGCCGCTCTTATTTCTGCCGGAAGCCGGTCATAGGCGTACTTCACCTTTTCGCGGAAGAGCCGCTTAGCATCGTTCAGGGTGTGGGCGATCAGGGCGCACTTAGCAGCTTCGAACAGTGCCGCATCCAACTGGATAATGCAGACTTCGGTCGTAAAGCCTAGCTGGCGAGCCTTCAGGATGATGTTGCGGGTATGCATGCCCTCAAAGTATTCAAGCTGCTCCGGCGTCATCTGGAAGCGTATCGGCTTACCTTCTTTATCGGTTATCCAGTAAAGGTGATTCAGGCGCCATAACTTATCTCGCAAGAGATTGAGATGTTCAGGCTTCATGCTCACCCCTTCGCGAGATCGTCCATCAGGTCAGAAAGTTTCTTCGATGCTTCATCACCGGTCGGGCCGTCGATGTCATATGCCTGACGCTCAAGACCAATCAGAGTTTTCAGCGTGTCAGATAAATCTTTCATCGACTTCACCCGCCCCGGCATGCTGATAACCTTGTGGTAGATTTCGTTGAGCTTGTCCTGCCCTTTGTCGTCAGGGCTAAGCATCAGATCGCCAAGCTGTTCCAGTGCCCCTACATCAGCGCACTGCGCTTCGAGTTCACCAAACAATGAACTGGCAATGTTACGTGCGCGTCGAATGTCACCACGATGCTCCATGCGGACGTTGGCGATTACCTCAGCGTTGGCCTCGATCAGTATCCTCTCGTTGGTAGCCGTTTCAGTGGATACCTGTTTGGATACCTCACGTTTGGATACCAGCGCATCAGCCTTGGCTTTGATCTTCGCCTTGAGGTCTCGCTCCCATCCATCACGTTTTGCACGCTTGTTTATCGCGCCGTGAGTGATGCCATGCTGTGAAGCTATTTCGCGGATAGACATCAAGCCAGCCCGGTAAGCCGATTCGATGGCCTCCCAATCTGGTGATGCCATAGTCTTTTTATTCCTTTGCAGGTTATGATGATTCTTTATTCAAGGGATATCAAAATGGATAACAAAGAAGAAGCTTACAAGCAGCAAATTTCTTTTTTAGACAGGGCGGATGAGGAAATAAAAACTCTTTTCTTACAGATGGCTAATAAAGATTTTAAGTCTGATTTTCTTTTGGCTGCTGGTATCGCAAGAAGAAGTTGCGCCCTTACTTCAGGGTTCAAGTCCATGCTCAAGGATAAAAATTCTTTGTGCGCGCTAGCAATTGTACGAATGCAACTTGATAACGCTCTACGCCTATATGCTGGTTTCTTCTCAAAAGACAGAGTGAAGTTCTCTGAAGATGTTTTAAGTGGAAAGCATATAAGAAATTTGATGGCTGATGACAATAAGCCTATGACAGACAATTACCTTGCGCGCAGGGTCAGCGAAATCAATCCTTGGGTTATCAACGTTTACAAAAAAACTAGCGGTTATATCCACTTCTCAGAGGAGCATGTTAAAGAAGCTATTCGCCATAAGGGTGGGGAAAACTATGAGCTAATCATTGGCCCAAACGACTCTGACCGAGAAGAAGTAGATTTTCTCGAGCCTTTGCAATGTTTCACTCACGTTACAATGATGATAAAAGTTCAGCTCGAAGACTGGTTAGGTCTGTTGGATAGATCCAATAAAGAGTAGTCATCAGGCGCACTTGCAAATGCGCCTTGTGATGGTCATGAAAAAGCCCCCGTGAGGAGGCTTTATTATTTATGACTTGAAGCCACGCTTACCTTGGGCTTTGCGCCATGCTTTAACAGCGGCGACAATCTTGACAGGTGTTGCGTCCTTATCTTCACTGTAAAAGATCAGGTCAGAACCTTCAGGGTGCTCACTAACCGAAATGAAGTTTTCCAGCAACTTATCCTGATGAGCTTCGCCGCCTTTAGCGCTGCAGATTTCACTCACAAGTTGGGTGAATTCTGCTTCCGTGTAGTCTTCAAATTTATGCTTCAGTTCCATATTTTCACCTTATTTCTTTGAATGAATTTCGATATGACGCTTTGGTGTCAGGACGCGAAGGTTATCGATATCATACACCTCGCCGCCTTGTGAGATAAGTTCGACATGATGAAGCTCAAAAGAGCGTCGGCCGCCAACACTTTCTTTCGCCTGTACGCGAGGTGCTAATCCTTCTTTCATTCGCTGACGGTTGTTAGTGTTAAACTGTCCTGCCAGTTCGGAATCGGCCACAACCTCCTTCCAGAAAGCATCTCGAAACGCATCAAAGCTTCGGAACTCTTTACCTGCCAATTTTTTAGCAATTCGGGTTGGTACTGGTACACCTAATTCTTTACCAGAAGCCATTAGCCACTTGCCCACAACATCTGCACCGACGCCTTCCACTTTGCCAGGCAGGTCACGTCCACTTTGCAACATGACATAGATTGGTTTCAACCCAGAATCTGCAGGGAAAATCAGGACTGCATCCCTGAAGTCCATGTCATCCGCCATTGGGAAGCTTTCAATCACCGGCGATGTATTTACAGGATTTTGATTGCCTGTATTACCTGGTACCGCATCGCTATGAGCTGGCGTTACAAGAGGCGGCAAACCTTTATAGCCAGGAGCTTTCTCAGGTGACACCAGGATTGTGCGGGAAGGCAAACCGCTCTCTGCTGGTATCGATACTGAATAAAGCCCTGTGACTTTGTCAATCGACGCATTCAATACACGAACAGCACTCGGATTAACAGTTCGTACCAGATATGTTTTGAGTGCATTCTCTGTGTAATAAAGGCGGCCACGAACGGCCATATTGACAGAACCATTAACGTCAGCAGCAGCTTTTAAAGAAGCGTCAGATGGAAGTTTGATAGCATCTGCAGGCATAGCGGACAGGAACATATTAATATCTTCTCGTCCTGGTACCTTATCGCTACCTTCACCCGCACTTGGAATGTATGCAACAGAAGCGATCAGTGCACCGATGCCACTTCCTGAGATAGCTGTCCCAATTAACTCAGCGACTACTGTTCGTACAGAATTCCATGCTGTAGTAAGCGCAGCCTCACCCAGAGTAAAACCACCCAACCCTGTTTCGGCAAAGGTAATTGGTGCGGCAGAGGCAGCTACTGCAGGAAAACCAGCAAAGGCAAATACATTCTGCTCTTCTAATTTTGAACGCGCAGCTTCAAGTGCAGCAGCTTTAGTTGCAGCTTCTGCCTCCGACTTAGCTTTAGCGTCAGCTTCCGCTTTAGCTTGAGCTGCAGCTGCCTGCTCAGCGCTTAAGCGCGCAGCTTCTGCAGCCTGGCGTGCAGCCTCGGCCTGTCGCTTTGCCTCTGCATCAGATAGAGCTCCGGAAAGCCTGGCATCAGCAGCTGATTTGTTGGAATTCGCTGCGTTAGCTGCTGCCTGAGCATTAGCAACATTGGATTGAATAGTGTTGCGCTGATTAACTTCAGCATCCAATACAGTTTTTTTTCCATCCATATCAGCTTTATTTTTAGCCGACTGGGCCAGAGCTAGTAGATATTGACGATAGTTTGGCGAAATAACATCATTTGAAAAACCATATAGCTTTGCAACCCTCTCCATAGACCTATCGTAAGCAGCCTTAGAAGAGTCATATTCATTTTGTCGCTGAGCAACAACTGCATTTTGTGCATTTAAAGAATTCTGCACATTATTCAGATTAGCGTTAGCAACATTTACGGCATCCTGAGCGATATTCGCATCACGCTGAGCCGCCTCTACAGGATGTGCAGCATCCCATTCTGCCTGTTGACGCCGGGCTTCTTCTTCGGCCTTACGTTGAGCTTCTGCGGCAGCGGCATCATTCGCTGCCTTTTGCGCTGCAGCGGCTGCGGCAGCTTTCTTCGCATCTAATTGCACCTGAACGAGTGCACGAGCCTGTGCCTGACGTGCAGTTTCACCATTTTTCCAGTCTTTACGATTATTCAAAATCGGCCGCGAATAAAGGCTTACCCCGGTAATATTGTCATTACCGTCAACGGTTACAGTATAGATATAGCCATCAACTGCTGAACGGAATCCCGATGGAACAGGTGCCGTTACATTAGTCCGAAGATTATCGCGACCTTCACTGCCTGAATGGCCATCTGACCAATGAAGCGAGTTATCTGGCACCCAATTCATGCCTCGTGAGATTTCAATCCGATATTCACCGTTAACCCACTGCCCTACAACTTCTCCAGGCTTTGCTGGTGACAGAACGTATCGACCATTACCAGCGTTGCCAGACGGGCCGGAGCCTGTATTAACACCACCGGTCGGTCCTCGCCCACCACCGCCAAACTGGTTGTTATGAGCATTGTCAAAACCATTTCCTGAACCCATAGAAAAATTCCTCTTTGACGTAAAATAAAACCAATTAAAAGCACTGTATAAATAAACAGTGAAATTGAATTTTACGCTTCATGACTTATGGGTGCAATACTGTATAAAGCAATATTTATCAGTTATTTATAGGAAATATTTGGAGTGCCCGTGTGCAATAAGATCACACTAGTATTTAAAATTTATTCAGTAGCTATATCTAATAAAAGCATTGCTCTCTGACGTACTGTTGCAGCCCGGCTATTTGCTTTCCGGC